TCAATATTAGTCAGTGTGTAACGGTACTTCATGCCGTACACTTTGTATTTTCCATAGAAGCCGCCCAGTTTGTCATAGAACATCGGTTGATGTCCACCAGTCGTCTGTTCTGGGTCGTACAAACTGGACTGGATGGTGGGTGTCAGTTGTGTGAGATTACTGACCAAACCACCAGAGGCTGCTATGACCTGCGCGTATGCGACTGCATACCGAAGTTTCGTGAACAGCCGTTCCGGCATTGGGTCTGTCCCAAAGCCTCGTCTGGTCGTTAGACGACCTGCTCTCTTACTGAACCTTCTTCGGTTCCTCCATGAAGTTTTTCGTCGGAAGGTCCGACGCTTCATGGCTGATCTGGATCTTTTCCTCCGATATACCATTTTTCCTATATAGAAAAAAAAATTTTTTTTTTTCAGCCGAGGACCATTCTTCGGTTTCTTCGGTTTCTTCGGATCCTTTATAAAAAAATAGGGGCTTCGCCAGTGCTACAGCGTAGCGCCGCGAAGCCCCGTTCTCTCTCGCTCAATTCTCGAAGTCGGCTTCTACGAGATTCAACTCGGCCGAAATTCGGAAAATTCTCCACCTGTCCAAGGACAGCAGTTTTCTGTCCGGCATGGTATTCGTGAAGACGAAGACCTGAGGACGGTCGATTCTCCTTTTCTTAAAGGCGTATCGTTTGTCATACATTGTCCCGTTTTTCAGGGACTCTAGGCCAGCATAGAACGATGCCAGTTTTTCTTTTCTTAACCCGCGTGGCATGTCTATCAGATATGCTCTCTGTGCCGGGATTCCCATGCAACATTGCATGATATCTTCCATGTTCAGCATTGTCGGAATTTCGTAAGCCAGATCGCAGTATTCCAGATATTCCGACATGATGGACTTTCCGGTTTTTCCAACCTCGTCGATTATGACGGTGATAAACCGATCCTCCTTCTCGGAGCACATATTTATCAGGTCTTTCTGCCATGGATATAGTTCATTCGTGAGGAACTGCTCGATCTGCCTCGTCATGTGTTTTGGCATGTTTTCGTTAGACCAGGGTCCTTCGACCCGAGTGTCTTCTTTCATGACGTAGCAGAAGTTTCGCGCGGCATGGACTCCATTAGACGTAGCAGAAATGTGACATTTCGGCAGGATAAGTTGCCAGTCCTTGATTATAGACGGTAGATACTGCTGTTTCTTCAGTCGAGCTCTGATCTGAAAATGCACGTATCCCGTCTTTTCTCCTTTTTCTTTCTGAAAGACCCAGTTGGCACAGTGTGCCTCTAAAATGTCTGCCAGGTCGGTCTCAGTCAGCCCTTCGGCTGGGACCGTGATGTCGATACCCGAGATCATACTTGGCATTTTTTTTCCTATATAGACAGAAAAAAAAATTTTTTTTTTTCCAGCCGAGCCGCCGCAGCGAGTCGAGGTCGGCCCGCCGCAGGTGGGCCCCACGCAGTAGTAGTAGTGTCTGCATAGGTTACCTGTGAAAAGGTGAACCATGTTTCCGAACGCAACAATCAGTATTTGTCGCCCCGCGCGGAGCGGAGGGCGAGGTGACGAGCCCGACGCGTGAGCGCTCCAGTCTTTATGACGGACCTTCTCTTCCAGAACGATGATACAGCTCTACGAAGTAGGTGATCTCCGTTCTCAGCTCCATGTTCACAGCCACTCCTTCTGTGGTGTGGACGTACGCTTTCAGGTAACACATCCTGACTGGGTTAGAGTTCCAGTCTCCTTCATAGTAGGCGTCAGCCCTCACGTCTTTTTTGGGTACTCCATATGTTTTTGCCACACTGGCATATCCGGAGATGACCACTGGTCTCGACGAGTATACCCCAGTACCCCACCTCATTCGGCGCTGAGGGCGCTCCGATACCGTCAGGTAGTCATTTGTATCTGTTGTGGTACTATTGTCTGGATCCACGATCAGACAGAATGGTTTAGTTCCATCAATATTAGTCAGTGTGTAACGGTACTTCATGCCGTACACTTTGTATTTTCCATAGAAGCCGCCCAGTTTGTCATAGAACATCGGTTGATGTCCACCAGTCGTCTGTTCTGGGTCGTACA